TAAAAAAATAACAAAAAGCGATATTTTTATTTGCTAATTAAAAAAAATGTATTACATTTGTAATACAGAGAGTAGGTTAAGACCGCTCACTGTGCCACCCTTGAAATAGAGGGATTTTAAAAAGACTACTTTTTGAAGTGGTCTTTTTTATTTATGATAAATTATTTTACTGTCTACAATAAGCAATATTTGCTTAAACTCATAATCCGTATGGCTGTTAAACATTTTAAGCCCAAAAGATATTTTTTCTGCTGAAAATATTTCTTTATCAGGGAAATACAATATAGCAGTTTCAGCCTCTTTTTTATAAGAATGTTGAAATGCTTTTTTTACTGTGTTTTTACCACTTCCTAATATTGTGCTAATGTCACAAGGCGAATTATTCAAATAGCCATCTATATGTTTTTGTCCATCTTTTACGACCTCTCCCACATCCGCTCTTTCTTTAGCTAATATTATTTTGTTTCCAGCTCCAAAAAGTATATCTCTTACTTCTTTTTCATAATGACCTCTATTTGGGTCAAAACTATGTAGCCTATGAGTAGCTTTAAGCCCTCCGTTCCTTGGATTAAACGCAACATCTGTATAATCTTTATCTTTTAATAATGAATTAAAAGCCTTTTTATTTTCTAAATAATTGTCGTTCCCTTTCCAATACTTCTCGTTCCGCTCCATAAACTCTGGCTTGCGCTTCCAATTCTGCATTTTATCCTCATTCTCCTTTATCCAGTCTTTATATTGCTTTGGCACATCAGACACAAAGTTTTCTGATGTTTCAGGCGGCAGGTTTTCTCCATTTTTAAGCTCACGGATAAACTCTGCATCGGTCTTCATAATGGTTCTGCGATGGCACATGCAGTTCACATGCCATTTGTCCCACTTGAAATCTTTAGGATACACACCTTTCAGCTCATCGCACATGTCATAGGTTTTGTGGCTTGGCGAAAGGTGTATTTCTACTCCTACAATATCGTTATTCTGCTCTATTCTAAGTTGTTCAGATGTTCTATACGCAGTATTTATTTCATTCCGAGCAAGTCTCATTGCGTTTTTATATGCTGACCTATACACTCCCTGACCTACATGATAGTATTCAGTATTATTGGACAAAACAGAATTGCCGTGCTTGTCTTTTATCTTCTTGTATAAAGAATCAGGATTATTAAGATGCTTCCGAATTGCTCTTGTGAGAGTATTGGCACTTTGTCCTTCTGTAAGGCTCAAATCTATGGCTAATTCCAGTTCTTCTTTGGCTTGTTTAGTGATATTCCAAACTCTATCAGAAAGGGTAAATCCGTTTATTTTTCTTTGCTGAAAAGACAATAAAGCCCTTGCGTTTTGTGTGTTTGCTGCTACTTTTAGCAATTCCTTTTGGAATACTTCTTTTGGGATTTTGTTAGCTATTCTTTTCAGCGTTAAGGCTTTCAGATAATTGTATTTTTCATTAGCAAAATTCCACTGCCTTGCTGAACCAGTAGAGATAATTCCCAAAAGGCTGTTTTCGTATTCGGATAATATTTGGTTTATCCTTTCTGTTATCTTCGGATTCTTTTTAAACTGGAATAACTCTTTTTTGAGTTTAGTTTTTACCACCGCAGAAGCCGTTTGAGAGATAAGCTTTTGAAAGGCTTTCTCTACATCACGGATATAATGCTCCGTAGCAATACGGTGCAAGTTGTCATGGTTCAAATTTAGTTTGGTTTTTAAGGTTATTAGTTAAGCACAAATATACGAAAAAACCCTACCAAAAGGCAGGGTTATATAAAGTTATTCTAATCTATCATTTTTCTTTTATAGTATAAATAAATTTGTTTTTTATTACTATAAAACTATATGTAAAATTATCATCTTCATAGACCGCTGAATAAGTTAAATCTTGTAAATTTTGACTATAAGTGCCTCTTAATTCAGTCAAAAGTTCTTCTAAACTATTAAATGTTTTCCCTGTCTCAAAATCTCCATCTGTTGTTAATCCGAATTTAGTAGAAATATAGTTTTGTTTTTTATCATAATATGAAACTACATCTACCCAAGAATTACTTGAAGAATTATCTTTATCAGACCTTTTAAATACATCTACCTTTCCTATCAAAGAATTATCTTTATCAGACTCCACAAACCCAACCCCATAATTTGCATTTATTAGATAAGCTTTAGTTGTTATGCCAAATTCTTGTTTATTTATAAATGGTTTTCTGTTTCCCAAATATTTCCCTGTGTATTTAATATCACTTCCTATCATCTTAAAATATTTCTCAACATCTTTTCCTGTTTGAGCAAGAAATATTTGAGATATAAATATCACAAAAAAATAAACATACATCTTTCTCATTGTCTTATAATTTTATTGTGCTAAAATACAAAAACAATTTAAAACATAAAAACCTCTTACAAATTCACTGTAAGAGGTTTTATAAAAATACATGAAAACAAATTAAGCCGTTGCAAGTTCTTGCTTTAAGATTTTATGTATAAACAATCTACCTTCTTCTGTCCATACAGTCTGCATACTGGTCTGAGTATTGCCGTTACTATCTACAAAAGGATAGGTTTGGGTCTTGGTGTAGCCTTTATTTTGGTATTTATGATAAAGCAACCAAGTGCCACCTTGTTTATACTGCACACCTAAATCACGCAGTTTTTTATTTAGAGTAATAGCACTTGTACCTAATTCTTTAGCTATTTGATTGGTATTATAGGTGCTTTGGCTTTGTAATACCTCTTCATAGTAGGCTACTTTTGGAGCTTGTTTTTGCAATTCTTCGCTTTGTAATTGGTTTTGTATTTGTAGGCGTTCTTTTTCTCTTTCACTTTCTATAACCATTTGGGCAAGGTCTATTTTAGAAAGGTTAGAAACTGGATTTTGGGCGAGTTTCTCACACTCTATAAAATAACGCCGAGCTTCTTCACCTTTTTCAGTTCGTGCCATCATTGATATTTTCTTGGCAAATTCAATTGATAGGGCAAAATCTTTGGTTTCGTTACCGTTCAACATTATGTTGAGGGTCTGATAATCAATATTCTCAAAAGCAAATTCGTTATCAATGATGTTTTTCTGATACCAACGAGACCAAACGGCTTTATTATACCCTAAAAACTCATATAACTCACGAGCAGAAACGGCTTTTGTGCCGTTTTGCTCTGTTATTTTAATTAGTTCTTTCATGATTATGCTGTTTTTAGATTATTATATTTTACTCTTTCGCTCATTTCAGGCGTTATCGTTACCTGATTAAGTCTTTCACTTTTCAAGACAATAAAAGGCTCGTCGTTGATTAGTATATGGTAACCTTGCTCATTTAATAACTTCGGTCTGATGCTTACGCTGAAGGCATCACCATTAGCATATAATACTACTTGTTGCACTGCATTACTATTGTTCATGCTTGGTGCAGTTGTTTCTTGATGTAACATAATTTATATAATTTAAAAATTTTTAAACACAAAAGCCCGTGAGTGGGTGTTGTTACATCAAGAGCTTACGCTTTTTGATTGTATAGCATTACTACTACACGACACCTTCACGGGTTATACTAATATCTTAAATAGATATTTTGCAACTTTATACAAGTGTTGCTCTTGATGTAACACCGCAAAGATACGCCTAAATTTAGATTTACCAAATAAAAATATTAAAAATCTAACAAAAAAATATTTAAACTACTGATTTTCAATAAGAAAAATTTATAAAAATTGCTTTTCGTTTTGTTTTTCTGTGGCTTGGAGTTGTTCATCTTCTATTTCCTGCATCATCATTTCAGGGTCTTTTACTCCTGCTCGCTCCATTGTGTGTTTTTGAGAGTAGATAGGTTTATTGCCGTTTGCCTCCATCAAGAAACGAATAAATTCCGCCTCGTTATTGATAACAAAAGGAGTGATTACAGGCTCTACATCCAAATCTTCCTTTGCAAGGCTTACATTCATCATTTGAAGGTAAGATTTTATAATACTTGCTCTTCTTTGGAATGCTGGAATATAGATTGCCATTTTCTCCATTACTTTAAGGTGGGCAGATAAGAATAAAAACTCTGCTGAACTCCCTGCAAGCATATTGCCCAATCCCTGCATTTTATCAAATGAAATATTAGGTGTTGCTGTAAAGTCGTGAACATCCCTTTCTAATCTATCTGTTTCCTTTGCAAGGCTTTCGTTTGCGTTAGATGGTGTTACAAAATTAGCATCAGCATCTTCCCCTAATTGAAGAACCCTGCCTGATTTATCTTTGCTCATCTGTCCCTCTACCTTGCCCCTTAATTTTAGGATAGGGAAAGCAAAGCGGTCGTTACTTTCTGCTGTATAAGAATAGATTCGCTCTAATCTCTCTATTGCTGTCTGAACATCTGCCCACTCTACCGCTTCCTGCTTATAGAATACCACAGGGATTTTCCCTATCGGATTATTTTTTCTCTCTATCTCTACCCATTCGTTTTTATATTCAAATCTTATGATTTCATCTTTGGTGTAAACCTCAAAGTATTTGATTTCATCTTTGGTAAATTCCCTGCTGAAACTTACTAAATCATCATTGTCATCAAATACAGGATATAGTTTGTTTTTCTCAGGAGTTAAGACCTTTGCTTTAAGTCTGAAATTAGAATTAAATCCGTAATAGTCGTTAGGTTCTGTGATAGGATACCAAAGTTCTGCACATTCTGTAAATCTACCCACAGCGGTAACAATTTCCTTGTCTGTGAACTTCATTTTGTTTTTATCCAAAACCTTTATAAAGGCATTATATAGATTAGTATCCTGCGTGTTGTTAGTGTATTTTACAGGTTTTCCACAAAGGAAAGTAGTTGCGATACTTACTATTTTTTTTTGGTAAGAAAGCCCAACTCTATTAAGGGGAATAGTAGTTGTTTTGATTTTTTTATCTCCGTTTTCATCAATATAATCAGAGGTTACCTCTCTATCAGGATAGCGGTATTTATTCTTAAAAATCTCATGTTCTGTTACGATATATTCCTTATTAAATTTCCCAATATTTGGTAAGACTCTATTGTTTTTATACTTCTCAATTTCCCGAATAGCGTTCATGGTTTTGTTTTTAGCAAATATATGAAAAATAAATTATTACAAGATTTATTTAAAGTTAAAATTTAACACAAAACAACAAAAAAAAGATAGCAAAATATTTGTGTAATACAAATCAAATTGCTATCTTTGTGCTGTCATTGAAAGTCAATGATGTGAGATGCCGCTCACATGTTTAACCTTAATTTGTTTTTTATGAAGTTTGATTTTGAATTTAAAATCAGTTTCAGAAGATTGAAAAAAGGTTTTAATTTTTTCTTAAAAGTAAAAACCGAAATCAAGCAAAGATTATCAAATCTTTTATTCTGAAACAAGGGGGCAAGTCCCCCTTACTTCTAAAAACAAAGATATAATTTTTTTTTGA